TGGCGTGCCCGGTCTGCGACCGTACCGACCGGTTCGTCGCCGTCGAGCGGGGCCTGCTGTGCACGGCCTGCAGCAGCGGCGTCACCCTGGCGGCCCTGGGGCCGTCCGCCCGCCAGGCCTGGGAGCGGTTCTGGTCGCACGAGGGGCTCAACGCCCGCGAGCGGGCGCTATCCGACCGGATGGAGACCAAATGAACTGCCCCAAATGCAAGCGGCCGGCGCCGGTCAAGCCGCCCGGCGTCGTGCACGGATTCGCCTTCGCCCGCTGCCCGCACTGCGACCTCATGGGCGTCGTCGGCTCGGACGAGCCGTGGATACCGTGCGGCGACCCGGACGCATGGCAGAGGCTCGACGACATGGGATGGCGGCTCGAGAAGGCCGAGGCGATGCGGCAGGTACGTTACCAGGACCTGGAGACGAAATGACGGGCGAAGTCCAGGTAATCGTACACCTCGACCGGCTCGTTCCAGGGCCGTCCCGTCATGGCCACGGTCATCCTAGTTCCCCGCTCGTCCGTGTCGAATCCGTTGACCCGCAGCATGCCCCGATCGGCCCCGGCGAACGGGCTGTCGTTCAGTCGGCCGATGGCGCGGCCCATCTCGGCGAAGGGCATCGGGCCCACGGCGATTTCCATGCGGGCGACGAGGCCGCGGGTCGTCGCCCCGCCCCGGTGCACGGTCAGCATCGGCTCCCAGTCGTCCGAGGTCAGCGACTCGATCTTGCGGCGCAATTCGTCTTCGACGGACATGACCACCCCCTTGCTGGGATCATTATAGCCTGATGCCGGGATCGGTGATAGGGAGCTGGCTGTCCAAGGCGGCCTCGGACCTGTCGCGCGCCGCGACCGGCCTCTGGCCGCGGCAGGGCGGCACCGGCTGGTGGCGGACGCGATGGCTCCTGCCCTCGGCCCGGTTCAACTGGGAGCGCGAGGCGGGCGACCTGTGGCGCAACTCGACCGTGGCCCTCGGCCTGGCCTGGCTCGGCGACCGCTTCCCCCGCCCCCGGGTGACGCTCTCCCGCGTCACCCGCGGCGGCGACTACGCCCCGGCCGGACGCCATCCGCTGGTGGACCTCTGGAACCGGCCCAACGCGTACTACAACCGCCGCACGATGGAGAAGGCGATCGGGCTGTCGATCAAGGTGGACGGCAACGCCTACATCTACAAGGTCCGGGACCGGTCGCGCCGCGTCGTGGAGCTGTGGTATCTGCCGCACTTCCGGGTCGCGCCGACCTGGCCCGCCGACGGCGGCGCCTACCTCGACGGCTACCTCGTGGAGGTGGACGGCCGCACGTACCCGGTGCCGCCCGAGGACATGATCCACATCCGCGACGGCTACGACCCGCGGAACGAGCGGCTCGGCCTCTCGGCGCTCAAGTCGGCGCTGAGAGAGGTCGTGAGCCTGAACCTGGCCGACACCTACACCGCGGCGATCCTGAAGAACAGCGGCGTGCCGTCGGTCGTCATCACGCCCGACCAGCCGAACATGTCCGCCAGGATGGGCCCCGACGCCAAGGAGCGGACCAAGAAGCGGTTCGAGGAGGAATTCACCGGCGACGAGGTGGGGAGGCCGATCATCATGGACGGGCCGTACCGGGTCACGCCGCTCGGCTTCAGCCCGGAGCAGCTCGCCCTCGACCGGCTCGTCCGCTCGCCGCGGATGATGGCCGCGGCGGCGCTCGGCGTGGCGCTCATGTCGCTCGGCCTCGAGGACCCGAACAAGACCTATGCCAACCTCGGCGAGGCCAACCGCACGAGCTGGGGGACGGTGGTCTCGATCCAGGAGCTGATCGCCGAGGCGGTGCAGCACCAGCTCTTCGCCGACTTCGGCCTCGACCCGGCCGCCTACGCCTTCGTCTACGACTACAGCGAGATCCAGGAGCTGCAGGAGGCCCTCGACGCGATCCACAAGCGGACGCGCGAGGACTGGATGGCCGGCATCATCCGGCTCAACGAGGCCCGCGAGCAGCTCGGCTACGACCCGGACCCCGACGGCGACCGGTATTACCCGGCCACGGGCGACCCGTCCGAGCCGGCGCCGACGCCCGCGATCGGGGCCGACGGGGCGCCGGTCGCGCCGCCGCTGGACAAGCCGACGCCCGGCAAGAAGCCGAGCGCGACCGAGGGCATGGGCAAGGCGCTGGAGCCGGCCAACGGGCACGCGTCGAGGTGGCAGTACTGATGCGGTCAGAGGGAAGCAACTTCGTCGAGGAAGTCGCACGCCATCGCGTAGGCGCAATCGTCCTCGTGCAGGAAATGCCGCTTGCCGTCCGGGCCCTCCGCGAGCGTATCGCTGCCGCAGAAGTAGCAGAGCGGATCTCCCGTGACGTGGTCCCTGTCCTCGCAGCCGCGTTTGACCATCGCCTCGAGCCGATCCAGGGCCATGCCCAGCATCGTATCCTTGTCGCGAATCTCCATCGTGATCCTCACCAAGGCCAGTAAGCCGGACAGGGAGGGGCTGTCGAACCCCTTCAAGCTGCCGCGCGGGGAGAAGCTCCGCAAGGAGATTATAGGCGTCTTCCGCGAGCAGCGGGCGGCGATCCTGCGATTCCTGAAGACGGGGCGGAAGGACCAGGGCCCGCCGCCGCCCGCGCAGTGGCCCGACTGGGACGATTTCCGGCTGGGCGCCCTGGCGATCTCCGAACGCATGACCCCGCTGCTGCGGCTGACGTGGGAGCAGGCGGCCGACGCCTTCGCCCCGCGGGTCGGGCTCGACCCCGACGCGTGGAGCGTCGTCAACCCGTTCACCGAACGCATGATCGAGGAGGCGGCCCTGGCCTTCTGCGAGAGCACGAACGAGACGACCTCGCTCCAGCTCGACGAGGCCCTGCGGAAGCTGCGCGAGGAGCTCAACGCCGGCATCGTGGAGGTGGGCGAGTCGCTCGCCAGGCTGACGAAGCGGGTCAACGCGATCTTCGACCAGGCGACGACCTCCCGCGCCCGCCGGATCGCCTGGACCGAGACGAGCCGCGCCGTGCACGCGGCGCAGGAGCAGGCGGCGATCCACAGCGGCGTGGTGACCGGCTGGAAGTGGCTGCTCTCGGGGGACGCATGCCCCCTCTGCTTCGCGGTGGCCGCGCGATGCCCCGCCGTCCGGCTGGGCCAGCCGTTCGCGGTGATCGGCGACGACCCGCACTACTCGACGATCAAGTTCCCCCCCCTCCATCCCCACTGCAACTGCAGCATGGTCCAGGTGCTGGACAGCGACGACCAGCCGGCCTGGGGCGACACGCTGCACGACCCCGACCCGGCGACCGAGGACGAGCACCGGCGGGTGGCCGAGGAGACGCAGGCGCGGGACGACGCGACGCTGCGGAAGCGGATGCGGCCGGCGGCCACCAGGAGGCCCCGCCCGCTGGCGCGCAAGAAAAAACCCCTCAGTGAGTCGGACGAATCCGATCAGAGGGGTAATCCAGCCGCGGTGGCGTTGACCGGTTCCGGCGGGCGGCCGATATGCCCAGACGCTCGACGCTGGTCGGATTTTTCTGTGATCCCGCCAGGGGAATCTTACGCATGAACGCCCCCAATCGCAAGTCCGAGATCGAGCGCAAGACGCTCCCCTGCGAGGTCAAGGCCGCGGCCGACGACGGCTCGTTCGAGCTGTACGCCCTCACCTTCGGCAACATCGACCGGGTGGGCGACATCATCCTGCCCGGCGCCGTCTCGAACGTGGACGAGCTGGTCAAGGACGGCTGGGGCGCCTTGAACCACTCGAACATGGCGCTGCCGGTGGCCTATCCCGAGTCGGCCACGCAGGACGCCAAGGGCCTGCTCGTGAGGGGCCGGTTCCACACGACGCCCGACGCGCAGGCGGTGCGGACGGTCGTGCGGGAGCGGATGGCGGCCGGCAAGTCGGTCCCGTGCTCGATCGGCTACGTCGTGGACGATGCCGGCTTCGAGACGCGGGGCGGCGAGCCGGTGCGGCTGTTGAAGTCGATCCGCGTGTTCGAATTCAGCTTCGTCAACCTGCCCGCCAACCCGGCGGCCGGCGTGGTGTCGGCCAAGTCGCTCGAGGACGGGCCGGGCTGGCTCGACCGGCTCAAGGCGATGCTCGGCCTCGACCTGAAGCGGGGCCGGGTGGTCTCGGCGGCCAACCACGGCCGGCTCTCGGGCCACGCCGCGAAGCTCGAGGAGGTCGCGACCGACCTCAAGGCGTTCCTGGCCGACCACGACCCGAACAAGGGCGAGCCCGAGGCCGACGCGAAGGCCGACGCCCTGGCGAAGCTCCGCCGTCGCGCCCTCGCGGGCCGGCGGATGGCCCGACGTCCCTGACCCGTTACCCGTACCGGCCGGAATGGGCCGGGGCACCAGAGAGGTTCCCATGAACGAGCTCGACAGGCTCCGCCAGCAGTGGCAGGAGAAGCACGACGCGGCCGTGGCGCTGGCCGACAAGGAGGACGCCACCCCGGACGACATCAAGGCGGCCGAGTCGCTCTTCGACGAGCGGGACGGCCTCGCGAAGAGGATCGAGGATGTCGAGGCCCTCATGAAGGCGGCCTCGACGCTCAAGGGCCGCGCGGCCGACGGCCAGAAGTGGCAGGGCGAGGCCGTCCGCACGCTGCCGTTCCCGGCCGGCAAGGTCGAGGACGTGCAGGGCGGCAAGGGCGTCCGCTACGACCTCGTGGCCAGCGAGCACGAGAAGAAGGCCCGCACCGGCGGCTTCAAGAGCCTCGGCCACCTGGCGTGGTGCCTGGCCAGGGCGGGCCGCAACGGCGTGGGCGGCGACCCCTCGGCCGTCCAGGCGATCAAGTCCTGGGACGACCTCGGCGGCGAGATGCGGTTCAAGGCCCCCTCCGGCCTCTTCGAGGAGAGCGACCCCGACGGCGGCATCTTCGTCCCGGTGGACTACTCGACCGACGTCTACCGCCGCATGGTGGAGACGAACGACCTCCTCCAGCTCGTCAACCCGCGGACGGTCACGGGCAACCAGCTCGAGTACCGGGTGTTGAAGGAGAACAGCCGGGCGGACGGGTTCCGCGGCGGCGGGATGCGGTCCTACTGGATCGGCGAGGCCGACCAGTACCAGCCGAGCAAGCCGCAGTACGCCAAGCGGACGCTCAAGCTCCACAAGCTGACGGCCCTGACGTACATCACCGAGGAGCTCCTCGCCGACAGCGACATCGCGGTCGACGCGCAGGTCAGCGACCTGGCGGTGGCCGAGCTCAACTTCAACATCAACGACAAGATCATCCGGGGCAACGGCGCGGGGATGCCGGAGGGCATCCTCAACAGCGGCTCGAAGATCACCGTCTCGGCGGTCACGGGGCAGGGGGCCAACACGTTCATCTACGACAACGTGCTGGCGATGTTCGCCCGGATCGTCTCGGGCCAGCGCAAGAGCCTGGTGTGGCTGTACAACCAGGACGTGGAGCCGCAGCTCTACCGGATGTACATGCCGACCGGCACGGCGGCCGGCGTGGCGGTCCTGACGCCCAACGTCGCCGGCAACGGCTTCAACCTGATGGGCCGGCGGGCGCTGGTGATCGAGCAGGCCGAGTCGCTCGGGACGGCCGGCGACGTGATCGCGTTCGCGACCGACGGCTACGCCGCGATCATGAAGGGCGGCGTCAACAGCTCGATGAACATGTGGGCCCGCTGGGACTACGACGAGCGCGGCATCAAGTGGTCGATCCGCATGGACGGCATGCCCAAGGACGACGTGCCGCTGACCCCCTACAAGGGCGCCAACACCGTCTCCTCGATCGTCGTCCTCAACGGCACGCGGACCTGATCCGCCGGGCGTCCCGACCCCACCACCCCAACACCGAATATCGGAGGCACCGATGCCCGGAACGCGGCAGATCGACAAGCTCAAGTTCGTGAGGGCGCTCCACAGCGTGACGCCCTCGAGCTCCACCCCGAAGTGGGTGTCGCTCAAGAATTACAACCACATCACCATCTACATCCCCTTCAAGAATGCGACGACGGTGACCGGCTCGGCGATCACGCTGCTCCAGGCCACCGACGTCTCGGGGACCTCGAGCAAGGCCCTGGCCTTCTCGAAGATGTGGGCCAACACCGACGACGCCTCGAGCGCGGCCGTGACCGAGACGGCGGTCGTGTCGAACACGTTCACGCTGAACAACACCGACTCGAAGACGGGCTACTACGTCATCGAGGTGGACGCCGACGACCTCGACATCAACAACGGCTTCGACTGCATCCGCGTGGCCACGGCCAACGCCACGGCGCAGACGGTCACCGTCGACTACATCCTCTCCGGCGCCCGCTACGGCGGCGAGCCGGGCTCCTTCGGCGACCCGCTGAGCAACTGATGTCGGCCTACTGCACGGCGCAGGACGTCATCGACTACTGCTCGTGGCCCGCGTTCGGCCGCGTCCGGGCGGACGTCCAGGACGGCTTCATCGAGGCCGCCTCGGGCGAGATCGACCGGTACTGCGGCCGACCGCTGGGCCTGTCCGAGCGGTCGGCCTCGGAGTCGTTCGACGGCGGGGGCCGGGACCTCTGGCTCTCGCTCCGGCCCGTCAAGTCGATCATGGCCGTGACGATCGACGGCGAGGCCCTCGACAACACGAATGGCGACGCCTGGACGCTCGACCCCGAGAGCGGCCGGCTGTCGCGCGGCGCGGGCCGCAACGACCCGCGGTTCGACCGGGGCTGGCCCCCCGGGAGCGGCAACATCGTCGTCCAGTACTGGGGCGGCTACTCGGCCGACGACGCGCCGGCCCAGCTCAGGATGGCCGCCGCGTTCATGGTCCGCCACCTGGTGGAGGCGGGCCGGATCAGCGGCCTCTATCAGTCCGAGCGGATCGGCGACTACGACGCGACGCTGGCGGCCTCGGCCGGGGCGGGCCTGCCGTCCCACGTCGCCGGCCGGCTGGCCAGCCTCTTCCCGACGGAGCCGTTCGCATGAATCTGATCGAGAAATTACATGCCCTGATGGTGTCGGATGCCATCCATATCTGGCATTACTCGCAGGCTCGCCCGCCGGCAAAGCCGTTCGTCTTCTGGCTGCCGGACGAGCCGGACAATCGGGAGGGGCACGGATTCGATTCATTCGAGGAGATGATCGAGGCGGCCTATGCGCACATCGATCCCCTGAAGGTCGCCTTGCCGGACGCGGTCCGGCGGCCCGAGCAGGCCGCACGATGAGCCTGGAAGGGCTGATCGAGGACGCCGGCCAGGAGTGCAGCGTCCAGGCGCAGGTGCTGACCAGCCTGCCGCAGACGACGATGGGCGGCGTCAACCGGACGGCGCTGCAGTGGTCGGACGTGGCCTCCGGGGTGCCGTGCCTGGTGCGGACCACCGGCAGCAGCCTGAGCCTCTCCGGCTCCGACCAGCGGAGCAACCAGGAGTTCGCCAAGATCTACTTCGCGGCGGACCCCGTGCCGGGCGGGATGAGCGTCTCCAACCGGATCGTGGTCACGAACAGCGGCCGCGGCTCGGCGGGGCTCAAGGGCGTGTATTCGATCATCGGCGTCATCGACCCGAACGGGCAGGGGCGGATGATCGCGGTCTCGTGCCAGAGGCTCCGCAGTGCCTGACAAGGAGAATTCC